CTCTTTTACTTCGTATTCATCTATACCCAATCTATACCTTGCCCACCAATATGCTTTCTCAATGTGTTCAAAGTCTTTTCTTATCCGTATCTTGCGATACATAATAATGAAGGGTTTCAATCCTCGCACACTCCGCCTACACAAGCACGGCTAATGATCTCATTTTCTAAATCATTGTATGCATCTGCTTGGATTAAGTGGTCTGCGTATTTCTTTTGTCGGTCGAAGAGGCTATGCTCAACTTCTAGCACCGATGCCTTGACAACAAGACCCTTCTCTCGTGCGGTCTCGGACAATATGGTAGCTACATGGTCACTTGGTTCTACACTCCACTTACCTACCATCTCTTTGTAATCATCTGCCATACTTACTTCTATTACTACGCTAAACTTTGTCATGCTTTCCTCCTAATGTATTGTTGATTGTTCTTCGTCACGCTTCTTCATCTCTTGCTCGTCAATCCAAGCGATTGCTTCTTTCTTACATTGTTCTATCTCTTCATCACTTAGTTTATCTGCTATGACTTGGGCTATCTCCATCACCTCTTGTAGCTTGTCGTTAGGCGCGGTGATACCTAGTATCAAAGCATGGGTCAACGCTTCCTTGTCATTCTTAATCATTGCCATGTCGTTCCCCTATCTAATTAAAGACACTAGTAATATAAAGGCACTGATACCCCATGCAACGACCTCTGTAATAATTAATCGGCGAAGCCTAGCTTTTGGTATTGTCACATATTCACTCATGTAAACTTCCCTGTCATACCCTTTATAACTTGGTGATGACCCTGTTTTAAATATTGATTGTTTCATGTCTTACTCCTTATATTTAGAATTTACTTCGTTAAACATCTCTTGAATCGTTTCATCGTCAAAGACTTCGTTATTAAACTTCGACTTCGGATAGCGACTTATTAAATACTCGTCCACAAAAGTCCTCATCTCGTTAATACTTGGCACTCTCATATCGATACTCATTTAAATATTCTCCTTACTCCGTTAAAGATACCTTCTAAATCTTCGGGCTTTAAATCGTTCTTGTTAAATGCAAACGGTGTCTTCCTACCATTCGTATGCACTACATACCCTGTCACTACCACTTGTTCTACTATGTATTGCTTTTCTTTTTTAGTAGTCATAGCTTTTATGTTCCTCTTCTCTTTCCTTGTTTAATAAGTATTGCTCGGTGTCACTCATAGGTGGGTCATATACTTTACTCTTTGTTTCTTCTTTTTCATAGTCTTTTATTTCTTTACCTAATAAGAAATGGTTTTCCCCACAACAACTACCTTTCCACTCGGGTACTTCGTCGTAGCAATAAACACAATAGGTCACGCTATCGTCTAAATCTTCAAAGTCATCACTCATCATCGTCCTCCATTTGTAATAATGTATCCATAACATCCCAACCCAATTCTATAAGTCGGTCAGAGATATGCCTTTCATTATCTTCTAGCCACTCTTCGCATCTTGGTAGTGACCAATCTTTTTTTAATGCTTGAACATCTTCTGCCCTCCATACTACCTTTGCATACTCGTCACCATATAATTTACTCATCATCTTCGTCCTCCTCAAATAAAAGTGCAGATTGATCTTTTAATTCTTCGTCTGACATATCCTCATACCCTGTCCTGCCATATCTAAATAAATCAGCAAGGTCACGAATATCAAAATTATCAACATCATATTCTAATAATTTATCTATCATTTCTTCTCTAGTTATCGTTGTTGTCGTCATCATCTTCCTCCTTGTAGTTAATTGATTCTTTGATCGTGTCTTCAATCAAGTAATATAGTTCTTGTCCAAACTCTGTGTTGCGTGTCCCTCCTTTGTTATCGGGGTCGTCCATAACACACTTGTCTTCTGCGTCAAACTTATTTACTACCTCCCAATAAATTTTACTGGCTAGGTCACATACTTCATCAAAATCTAATTTGTTATCCATGTTGTTTTCCTTTCTTCACCCCAGTAGACAGGGTTTTGTTCTGTGTTTATAAAAGTTTCTATATCAATCTTTAATTGTCTTGGTGTGTAGTGTCCTCTTGCCATGCCTTTAATCATGTTTATTAAAATAGGATTGATACCTTGCACCCAATACCCATTCTGTTCTTTGTTTGTTGCATTCAGCTTGGCTACCCAACTTGCTATTTTCCAATCTAAATCTAAATCTTTATTATTCATTTTGTATCCCCCTCTTCTTTTTTATACACATACGCTTGAATGCCTCTGTCATTTAATGCCTCTGTAATGTCGTCTATCCAATCACCACTACTTTCGAAGACACCACTTACTTCTACTACATAATTTTCTGTTTTTTTCTTACTCATGTTGTTTCCTCCACTAATTTATATTTTAATACTACAAAATCCTCAACTCCCTTTACCATCAAACTTTTTAAATCTTTCTCGCCTTTACAATAGTAAAAAGTATCAAGGTCTTCCTCACCTATATCCTCACTAAACTTAATGTAATACCCTGTGCCTATTTCTTTTGTGTCGATCCATTGGATATTACAATTTGCACCTTTAAACTTTTTCATGTTGTTTCCTTTTCGTTTGTATTGGCTCAAATGTAATAACTTCTTGTCCCTTGTCATCAAACTCTTGTTTCCAATTCTTATGTCCGTAGTTCTTTAAACAATACTCATCTAATAAATCAGTCGTAAATTCCATCTTGTTCCTCCGATATCTTTAATAAGTCTTTTAAGAAGTTTGCTCGTTCCTCATCTGATAGCTTTAAAAATAACTTATATACTCTTGAGTCTATTTTGTATTGCTCGGTCACTTGTTCTATTTCGTCAAATAAGTTCATACTGCCTCCGTTTCTATTGGATAAACTTCTAGACTTTCATCGTCCCATGACAATGGTGTTTCACTTACCCTACTGTCTATTACATTGATGAGTGCTTGGTTTGTTTCTACTTTGTCTTTTGCATCTTGTATATCCTCTGCCTCTACCACGATCGTGATAGTTTTTGAGTAATACCTTGTGACTTCTACATCAAATAATTTTCCTACATGCTTTAACATAATGCCTCCTAGTTTAAAAAGAGGGGAGTGTGACCTCCCCAAACCCTTACTCTTGCTCGGTCTTTACTTCTCTTTCAAGTTTCACAAATCTTTTCCACAAGACCTGTAAATCAAAATACTCGGTCTGTAGGTCGTTGATGCGTTTGTTTGTATCTTTACTTGCATCACTAAAACTTTTATACATCAACACATCTTCTTCAAGTTCTCGTTTGTAGCAAGTGATTGCACAAGTTAATAAATCTAATTCTTTTGCTGTTAATGCTGTGTCTATTGTTTTTGCTGTTGCGTTTGTCATATTGTTTCTCCTAGTTAACAATTGATTAAAATTTAAGCATGGGGTCTTTGTTGCCCCCCACACAAATCACTATACCGAAGTTTTATCTGTTTGTATACTTTTATTTTACTATTTATATTTCAATAGGGTTTTGAGGTCGGGCGGTGATTCAACCCTGTTTGATTTTACATAACGCTTTCCTCAACTGCGAAAATACCCTAGTCTTTTACTCGGTTATTACTTGGTCTACCCAATCCACCTCTTTTTGCTCTGCCAAAACTATGTTTACCTTTTAAAACAATGACTTACTGATTTCTACTTGGTTTTGAGTCCGCTGTAAGTGCTTGATTATAAAGATGTTTCCGTTGTTGCCACTTGGTAAGTTTACGAATTATGTAGTGGCAACATTGTGAAACCGAGAAAACGAAAAAAGGAAAAGAGAGTTAACTTGTTGTTATATATAAATATTTTTATTATTATTATTATTATAGAGTCTTTTGCTTTTTGCTTATTTATTACTCATGTTGCCATGTTTCCACTACTCGATGAGAGTGATTACCCTTTTGGTTTTTTTATTCTTACACTGCGAAAAAGACCCTCGTCCTCACCAAGTCTTCCCAAGTTTTACCCTGTTGTCCTATGTTTACCGAGTGGCAACATGGCAACAAACCTTGTAAATCAAGGACTTACCTCGAAATCGTGGCAACAATTACGGCAACCGAGTGGCAACATGGCAACAACCTCGTAAAACCGAGTTAAACTTGGTGATGACTTGGGAATTCCCAAATGAGCGAACTGCCTTGATACCTGTTCCCTCCCCCGCGGTGATCAAACCCCCCTAAAATTAAACTTGAGTTTTTTACTAAGGCATTATAAAAAGAAAAAGCCCTACTCATCATAGGGCTAAGTCTTACTAAGTTAACTAGGTTTAACTTAGTGCGCACGGTATGAAACATTGGTGACCGTGTTATCCCAGCAAGCACGGCATGAACCGCATTTACCTTGTTGACTTGGTGCTACGCATTTAAACCCCGTTAACTCCTTTTGATCGTGTACCGTAGAAGTTAGGATATTAGCGAACCCCTTCAAGCTTCGTGGTAACTTAGCGGGCTGATCTTTAAACATGGCACTCATTCGGATCACTAAGTTCACTGGGATTGACTCGGTCTTTAAAAAGTCTTTAACAATGTCATACTCGCGTGTAGGCAACCAAAAAAGTGTCTTAGGTAATTGTCTTGCGATTGTGGCTATTTTAATTAAGTGGTCAACGCTTTGAAGATCCCCAGCGTCATGCCAGCGGAAAAACGGTTTATTACCTATTAACTTAACCATAGCGTCAACCCATTCGGGTTTTGTTATTGACTCCAGCCTTTTATATTGTAACGGCTCGATCGTCTTAGCGAACCTATGATAATTACCTTTTAACGCGTAACATCCTTCGCATACTGATCCCTTCACTTTGACTAACTTCGATCCGGTTATGCATTCTTTAGCGGGTAATGAATAACTATCGCTTGGCATTTTGGTGGTCTTGGTACACGATCCAGCTATGTTAATAGCTTCCTTCTTTGAATAGATTTTAATTGTTTGCATATAGCAACCTTTCAATGTTGTGGTTTGTAAAGTTTACCATGTTTGTTATTATTTGAGGCATTTTTAACAAACACAAATTTTTAACAAACAAACAAAAAACAAAATGAGCGAACGGCCATGATACCTGTTCCCTGACCCTAAAAGAAAAGGCGTCAAAAGACGCCCTCTGCTTCTAACCTTTTATTACCCAGTCGAATAAGTTCTTCGAGCTCTGCTTTGTTAGCAATAAGATAACCATGTGGCGCCTGGTGTATGTTGAATTGGTACACCGCATAATCAACCGCATGTTCCCTCGATGCGCGCTCACCTAAACTCCACACCATGTTCTCAGTTAATGCATAGTAGATCATATGCCCTCCCGATTAAATTGTTCTGCTAACTCGTGGCCTGATATGTTCTTGATCCAGCCCCAGCCATGCCAGGTGTTAACTCCAGCTCTACCTTTTTCAAGTGTTACCATGTTCTCTCCCCAGGCTATCTCGAACTGATTATAGTTCTTACTGAGTCCACGCTTGATCGCCTGGATGACTTGGTTCTCACTTGGTTTTCTACCGTCAAAATATTGTTCATAGATATTCATTGCGTAACTCCTCTTCTCTTGATTGTTGACCATGACCATAACCTATACGGTAAAAGATCCATGATGCATAGCATATTAAAATTAAACCTTGTATTGCAATGTAAGTGATATCACTCATGCTACTCCCTCCCTAAATAATCTAAATTAAACCAATGACCTCGATCACTGAGAAAAATAAAACCCATGTCACCGCCCCAGGAATACTTTCGCTCCTTTTCCCAGTATTTAAACTCGCGCCCGCCTGTGTCACCTAGCCTTTGCATCATACGGGTAGCTTTAACGCAAATATCTTCCGCCTCTTCGGTGCTATTGGGTAACGGTAACTCGATCCATACTTCTAAATAATTATTCATAATAAAACCAGGGAGGCTTACGCCTCCACCGCCTCTTCTTTAGTTGTGAATGTTAGAATCTTTTGAGCTAGTGCTGATGCCTTAAGAATATTCTTAGGATCATCTTTTAACACCTTGAGCCAGGATGCAATGTAACTTGAATGTTGTAACTGGCCATCGATTTTTAAATGAGCGCATAACATCGCACTGCCTAATTCTGCGACTAGCTCCTCGAATGCATAAGCTTCTGAGCCAAATTTATTTTTGAAATCTCGATTCAATCGTGACTCGTGGCCTGTCCAGTGAGAGAGCTCATGTAACATTGTTGCATAATAATCAGGCGTTGATCTAAACTGCGCAAGCTCAGGCACTTGAATATAATCAAGTGAAGGTACATAAAATGCACGGCTTCCGCCTAATTCAATCCTGGCACGTTGCGCCTTAATGAATGCCTCGCATGATTCATTGACTTCATTCTGAGTACGCGCCTCAGTCATTGGTAATTCAAGGCCGTCCACTTGATCTGCATTAAATACAGTGTAGGTCTTAAGCATTGGTATTTTCTTAATCTCATCTGAAGCTTTGTCTTTTACTTCTAACGGGCTGAAGTAGATCACTTGCACGCCCTTCGAACCCTTGCGAACCTGAGCGCCTACTGACTGCGCTTGCTTATATGTAACCCAGTTGTGAGTTGATCCTGGCATCATGGATAGTTGAATGAAGTTGATGCCGTTGTAATATCTCTTAGCTACTGGATTATATGGCGCATCTACACCGTGAGAGTTCCACGGCTTGACCCAGGGAGCCACGCCTGATTCTAATTGATTAATAATATTATCTGTTATTGTTTGCGCTATGTTACTCATATTGATGATCCTTTTTAAAGTTGATAACGTGTACCGCAAAATCACTATACCGAAATTTTATCTATTTGTATACTTTTATTTTACTATTTAAGATAAAAGCCTGGCCAGGATCCTGGACCGGTAAACGGCTATAGGCCGACCCCACCCACGCCCCACCCCCCAAAATTTTTAAAAGGAATTATTTTTTCTCTCTTACACTTGAACTTTCACGAACGACCAATATAAAATCCAAATATTAGAAAGTACCCCCCTAGTAAAATAAAAGGGATATCAAAAAAATATTTTGCAAAAAAAGTTGGAAATTTAGTTAGTAAAGTTTCATTCAAAGGAAAGAAAAAGGTAAAACGAATGAAAACTAGATTGCTTTAGGGTCGAAGTTGTATAACTCGGAGTAGACGTCTTTAATACGCATGAATTTAACCCCGTGCTGATCGAAGTCATCATCGCCTCGAACGTAGAGAGCTAAGTGAACCATTTCATGGAGAAGGGTTTGAAAGATTGTAATGAAGTGACCACAAGAACCTGAACTTATTTCAATAGCCATGTCTACTTCGTCAAAGCAACCATATATAGTAGGGTTCTTAATGACACGGAACTTAACTTTGTCTGACTTAGGCATAGGAAGTTTATTAAAAGGTGGCATTTTACACGCCATGTTGTACAGAATTTCTAAGTTCTTTTTAGTTAACGTGGTTTTCATTTAGATATTCTACCTTGTTTTCATATAAACTATGTTACAATCGCAAGCAAAGCTGCAAAATTCTACCCAAAGGTGTATCAGCGACACATGACAGACGGAAATATCCAAGAAAATCAACAAGATAAACCCAGTAACGAGGTTGTTATTGTGCCTTTTATCGAGGAAAACATACCGATACCCAAGAATGCTAGGGAAGCCCTACCAAGTATGACCTCGGAGGACGAAGTTATGCTTCGTGCGCAAACAATTAAAGAAGTAAGTGACATTATGGGTGAAGAAATTGCGCCAAACGCAGAAAATGTTAAAGAAGCTGAGGATTTAGCGCGCAAAATGGTAGAAAACCCAGGTATGAAACAAGAATATGGACTATACGCGAATGAAACCGTGGCTTACTTAGGTGGACTTGTTGGTTGCTACAACCACATGATCGTAAAAGACCTAGCTGATTTGAAGTTATACGTGGTAAACAAGTTGGTCGAGATTGTACATCACGAAGATAGTAATCTTAAAGAACGAATTACAGCGTTAAGATCTATTGGCGAAGTTGATGGTGTAGATGCATTTAAGAAGAAGACAGAAGTTGTACATAAAATGGAGACGATGGAAGAAGTTGAGAAAGAATTACTATCTATGCTAAGTGAACTAAAACAAAAAGCACTGATAAAACCTAAATCTGAAATTATAGATGCGGAAATTGTAGAAGATGCCAGAGACGAAACTGACGAGTAAAGATATTGAGGAGTTACAAGGTTTAATCGGGGTAGCAGAAGGCCCAGATAAAATTAAACTTCAAAGACTTCTTAAAGTATATAAAAGCAAGGTTGTCGAGAAATCGGGTAAAGAAACTTTTTTAGATTTTATACAACATGTATACCCAGGCTACATGATAGGAGATCACCATAGGAAGCTTGCTCAAATATTTGAGGACATTGCGAACGGTGTCAAGAAACGAGTTATTGTTAACATTGCTCCGCGGCACGGGAAGAGTGAGCTTATTTCATATCTTGCTCCAGCCTGGTTTCTTGGTAAATACCCTCATAAGAAAGTTATTATGGCGTCGCATACGGCTGACCTTGCTGTTAATTTTGGTCGTCGGGTTAGAAACTTGGTGGGTAGTGATGCTTACAAAGATATCTTCCCACAGGTAGAACTACAAGCAGACAGTAAATCGGCATCACGATGGGGGACAAATTTTAATGGTGAATATTTCGCAATTGGTGTTGGTGGTGCCCTCGCTGGTCGCGGCGCTGATCTTTTTATCATTGATGATCCACACTCCGAGCAAGATGCAAAACTTGGAAGGGCTGATGTCTTTAAGCCTGCTTGGGAGTGGTTTCAGTCTGGCCCTCTTCAACGTCTTATGCCTGGTGGTGCGATCATCGTAGTGATGACTCGGTGGTCTAAGTTAGACTTGACTGGTGAAATTGTGAACCAGATGGTAAAACAAGAAGGTGTAGACGAGTGGGAAGTAGTAGAGTTCCCAGCAATTATTCAGAACAAACAAGGTGAAGATGAGTCCCTATGGCCTGACTTCTGGCCGCTCAAAGAACTCTTAGCAAAGAAAGCGGCGTTAGATGTTCGGTACTGGAATGCGCAATACTTGCAAAACCCGGTGTCAGAAGAAGGGGCTTTAATTAAAAGAGAGTGGTGGAAGATATGGGAAGAAGAAGATCCTCCTCAATGTGAATTCACAATCATGAGTCTAGATGCGGCTCAAGAAGCTAATAACCGTGCTGACTATAACGCACTAACAGTATGGGGCGTCTTTTTTAACGAAGAAACCAATAATTATAATATAATACTATTAAATAGCATCAAGCAACGCTTAGAGTTCCCAGAGTTAAAAGAGCTTTGTTTAGAAGAATATAAAGAATGGGAACCTGATGCATTCTTAGTTGAAAAGAAATCTAACGGCGCAGCACTCTATCAAGAGTTTAGACGGATGGGTATTCCCGTCGGTGAGTTTACACCAGGTAAAGGTCAAGACAAAATAAGTCGAGTTAATGCTGTGTCAGATCTATTTAGAAGTGGTATAGTGTGGGCTCCCGATAGACGATGGGCACATGAGGTTATTGAAGAGTGTAACGACTTTCCAAGTGGGGCAAATGACGACTTAGTTGACTCAACAACGTTGGCATTAATGAGATTTAGACAGGGCGGGTTTATTAGACTGCCAAGTGATGAACCTGAAGATATCATAGGATTCAAATCAGCAAAGAATAAGTTGTATTTAGTTTAAGGATAAATTATGGCAGATAATGTAGATAAAAGTATAAGTCAAGCACCTCAAGGCCTAGAAGAATTAGCGATGGGTCAACCCGACCTTTCCATTGAAATAGAAAATCCAGAAAGTGTTACGTTAGATGACGGTAGCATGGAAATTACAATACAACCTGGTAAAGAACAAGATGATGAGTTTAATGATAACTTAGCAGAAGACATGGATGAAGGTCAGTTGACTGAATTGTCAGGTGATTTAATTGGCGAATACGATGCTGATATATCATCAAGAAAAGATTGGTTAACTACATATGTAGATGGCTTAGAGTTACTAGGTCTTAAAGTAGAAGACAGAACAGAACCGTGGCCCGGCGCATGTAATGTATATCATCCCTTAATGACAGAAGCGCTGGTTAAGTTCCAAGCTGAAACTATGATGGAAACATTCCCCGCCG